CTTATGCAATCAATATACAGTCTACGCGAACGCATCCCATTCTTGAGTCTCTCTAGAGTGCTGGAGTCGACAGCTGACCACAGGTCAAATATCGGCTAGTTTCACGACGCTCAGCCGTTTCATAATCGCTAAAGTTCTTCCTTGTTCCTCTTTGGAGTGTCTTGCACTCTGAATTGTACTATCAGTGTCTTGCACTTTTAGTTTGTTCATTCAAGAATGGAGGCGACAGATTCGGTTCTCTCACAAGGTGGCGATAATGCCACCACCACTGTGGTCTCAGGGCCACAACGCGGAAATGTCCGCGAGATTGCGATCTCCGAAGGGGTCAGTGATTTGTGTGTACGTCCCAAGTACATCGAGGGTACTCATACTCTCCACCAGGGTTACTCATCGATCGTTACCACCCTTCCTGAAAATAGCATGCCAATTGAGCTTATTGCTCAGCGTGCCACTTCAATACTTTTCTGCCTTGATCATCCCAGTTTGGAACCTCGGGTAGATCAGTATGGAAGAAAGCAGTCAAAAATTCCACTACAGAAGAGGAAACCAAAACTCCAAGTCCCTTCTGTACGCAAAGCCAACTACAGGAACGCCAAAGCCACTACACCCACTGGATGCACTGACAAGTACCCAAATGTAGTGAAGGCTAGATTCGTTTCTCAACCTGTCAATGTGTCACCTCTTAAAGACAGGTACGTGGAACCACTCCCCAAGAAATATCACTCTGTTGGGGAGTCTTGCGGTGTCACCCGTAACTCATTACCACCTGCTGTGCTCGCGAAATATCTTCGCGATGTCGCAATAGGCATTGCTGGTAGTTATACTCGTGAAACAACCGTCACAATCTGGGGCTGCTCCAAGAACCAGTTACGCAAGAAGTACCGTGGCTGGTGCGGATCTGCCGCAGCCGGAAAAGTTGAACCCAATGATTCAGAGTACATTAAACGTGCTCTGGGGAAACAGGCGGCCAAGGTAGCCGCTGTTCAACGTCAGGCTGTCTTGAAGGCAGCCAAACTGAAGGCAGCGCGTGCACAAGCTCACGCAAACAACCTTGCACTTGAGGAAGCCTACAAGGCTGCAGTCGCTGCTGGTAATGCTAGTGCGAAAAGTGCCCCAGTTGCTGCCAAGTTGGTCGCGGCTGCCTCAGCAATTGTTGCTGCACAGGACTCCAGTGACGAAGAATCTGTCACTGATGAACAACGAACTGGATTCTCAACTGCTGATGAAGCTGATGTTGAACAAGCCACAATGAACACCAACTTTTTTGGTGCTCTCTTGGACAAGTCTAGTGATGAAAGTGCCGGTGAGGTTGTGCGTGTTGGTCGAGTCAGTCTTTCTGATCAAACCTCCCAACCACGCAAGTCATTGCGCAAACGTCGTGCAGCTACACGAAAGGTCCCAGCAAAAAGCAATTCTGGGCGTTTTGCAGCTCTCCCAGCTGCTGCAAATGGTTATGCAATCAATGCACAAAGCAGGCTCAGGCTCTCTCTGCGTAAGATCGGTTGTCCAATGGCTACACCGTTCATCTCCCAGGCAATCGTCTCAGCTACAGACGAAAAAGCTCCTGGAGGTGTTCTTTACAATGTTGTTGAACTTTTGCTTAGCTCAGTTCCAGCAATTGTCGGTAACCGCCTCACATATTGGGCGTTCAGGGACTCCAAGCGTATGCGTGTTATTGTTGATGACATGGTCCATCATGAGCAAATAAGAACACACCGTATTATCGAGTTGTTCTTTACTGAGCTCGCCAAGTACTGCGTTGACGGAATTGACCGCACACTTACAAATGCGTGCAACCTAACAGAACACATGAAACATGAAATTTCACGTTTTGTTAGTGACAATGATGTTGACGCTGAGTTCGAATTGGACGATAGTCACAACATGGGCCACATCCTACAGTTCTTTGATAAGGAGTGTAGTGTTACAGAGTACCGTGCTCACACGGTTGTCCAACGTGCTGTTCTTACGTGCAGGTGTTATACTCGTCATTTCGGGTTTGACTTTAACATGCTGGAAAAGATATGGCGGGTTCATCTCAACATGATATATGATGTCGGTGTTGAGAACGTCCGTCGTGGCATGACTTTGTATAACACTCTTGCGTTTGACAAGGTCCTTGATGACATTTCAGATTATGTCAAACCACCGACAACCACAGATGAAGGCATCATGTCTAGCCACCGTTCGTTAACCTTATCTAGTGCCTCCAGCACTAACGATTTGCGTGAAGAACCTGGGCAACTCCCTGTGGTTGAAGTTTCGGCTAATGTTGGTGTAGGGCCAATTGTGGAACAGCCATCTCTTCGTGAGTGTCTTCCTCCTGAAGAAGAAACACTTCCTTGTGTTTCCAGGACCAGGATTGTTAATTGGCTTGCTGCTCCAGTTGAGGCAGAACCTGTTCAGCCTACTGTTGAAGTTATGCCGTTTGTTATCAGTTCTGCACTTCCTGCACCTGATTTGGCTGGTTTCGAACAGGAGAACACAAAGTCTGAACCAGAGAAGGCCGCTGAGTTCCTTTCCCAATTGGCATCACCTGCGCTTGAAGCGCGTGCTGCAAGCGAGGAAACAGTTGCCCGTCGTGAACGACGTGTTCGAACTGCAAGGATTTTACGCATGCACTGTGTTGCGTCGTTGGGAAGGTTATTCATCACGCCTGGCATACTTACACCGGAAGAGCTCGAACTTTACGATCAGATCCCAAAGTTGCCATCAGGCTTGGTGGTACCTTGCCCCAAACACAGCTGTCGCGTATTTCATAAAAACTACTATGATGAAGTTAAGGCTAGGTGTTCTTTTAAGGCCACACCTGACCCGACGTTCACACCAACTTCAGTTATGCGACATGTTGTTAGTGAAATCCGTAGAGGTGCCGTTAACACCAATGTTATCGAACAGACAACTAATAAATCCTCAGTAGAAACAGCTCGTGCTGTTGAAACTGTGGTTGCTACTGGTAGCAGTAGCGAGGTCCAACAGCTTACTGTTGAAAAGACAACTAATAAATCCTCGGTTGATGTGGCTTGTGCCGATGATACTGTGGTTGCTACTGGTAGCAGTAGTGAGGTCCAACAGCTTACTGTTGAAAAGACAACTAATAAATCCTCGGTTGATGTGGCTTGTGCCGATGATACTGTGGTTGCTACTGGTAGCGGTAGCGAGGTCCAACAGCTTACTGTTGAAAAGACAATCAATAACTCCTCAGCTGACACAGCATTCACTGTGGACACTGTGGTTGCTACTGGTAGCAGTAGCGGGGTCCAGCAGCTTACTGTTGAGGCGACAATTGCCCCTGCACCTGCTGGGTTGCCTTTCGTTGATGACGATTCTGATGATGATGACCGATTTATGCATTCTGAGTCCTCAAGCATCCTTAAAGATCTGATGTTGAGTGGTTCGAAACCTTCATGTGAGTTCTTTGGGCTTGATAACGTTGCCAGTACAGTTCAAACAGACCAGGTTCCAATTACCAAAGAAGAACCAAAGCCTGTGGAGGTTGAGATTCAAACTTCAGTCAACGATCTGCCGTCTGGTGCACAACAGAATTCTGTTGTGTCAACGGCAACACAACCTGTTGTAAAGCTTTCGAACGGTATCCCTCTTAACTCTATTGGGCAGTCTAGCCTCCACAGGTTTGAGTTCAATGCCACACTCCAGAAGGAATTTGCCCACAGTTTTGTTGACATCTTTGTTGATGGGGAACACGCAGAAGTGATCCGCGATGGTGATAGTGTTCAAGTTACTTGTGGTACTGTTATCACCAAGTACAAAGTTGTTCGTGCTAAACTTTTTAAGCCATACGAACAACCACATGATTCCATCGTTTCGAACTGTGTTGGTAAAGCACACGTTGCCTTTACAGAGTTGCTGGATGGTTCTACTGTTCGGTTCTTTGTTAGGCTTCGCCATGTTTCTGTTGCCGTGGTTGAACCTGAAGCAAATGCTCCTGCACAACGGCCTGATGTTCGCTATGCTCGCCGTTCTATCTTTGGTGGGCTTGGTTTCATGTCAATAATGTGTGCCTTTCTGCTGTTGACACCAACTGCATTCGCGTACCAGCATGATGGATTCAGTTCGACCAGAGACTGGGCAGCACTTGCTAAGGCTGGCTCTTATGTCTGTTATTCTGTACCTGTGCGTGCGTCAGGCTATTTCCAATATTCTCTCACGGGGGTTTTGGATAAGTATAGCTGCATAGCCTCAGGTGAAAATTGTGGCATAATTAATTTATCAGGTGCCACAGTTGATGAGGCAGGGGTTGTTATCGATGGAAAAAAGGTTTCCTACCAACACCTCTGCTCAGGCGACACGTACTACATCTTACCACCGGTTGAACATCCACAAGTGCTCAGCATAGAGTCGCCTCCTTACATTGAGGAAGACCTAACACTATACACTGAGCACATGTCAACTGATTCCGGTGACATGCACATGTCATACACCATCCTTCAAGATTGGGTGGTAGTTATGGATGAGTACCAACGTTTCAAAGATGCACCTGAGAAAACCCGTCGCAACAAGAACCACGTACCGAACAAGTACATTCATGGTGGTCAGCAGCGCTTCCCTTGTAGGAAGGTTATGTATTGGCCTCGTGGGACTGCTGGTCACATTATTGCACTCCAACATGGTGGCCTTGATGACGTTATCAACTGTCACATCGAGACCTCCTCCATGAACAAGCTAAAGGCTGCCACCATAGAGAAGGACATGGAGAATGTCAGGTTTTTGGAAGCTTCTTTCCGAGTCATGTCGTTGGCACTTGAAGGTGATAGGCCTTATGCTAGTCACTTTGTTCAAACATTTACTACTGAAGAGTATGAGTGCCGTTATGACTTCTACCAGACCAAGTTGACTGAGGAAGCCTCTTATACCAAGAACTGTGACGTTGTCAAGATCAATGGTTGGACATTTAGTCACTACATCTACGATTTGGCTGCTGAAGGAGGTTATAAACTGCTCGAACTCGCCCTAGCTACAATTCATAGCTACATACCCATCCCTATTTTGGGTAGATGGTGCGAGAGTGTTGAACAATTCAACAAGTTTACCTCCTTTGTTGGTCTGCGTTTTGTTGACATGTTTTCGTGGATGAAAACTAAGTTGTCCAACATGAGTGTTGCATTTGGCCTGAAGAAGTACACAGAGTTTGCAAATTCTTTCGACCTTCAGCTTCATGATGCTATGCCAAACCAACCTGCCAGTTTTTATTTTACCATGAAGCTGGCAGTGGAACGTTTTGTCCAAGGGGAGAGCGTTTTCCTAGTGATCGGCATACCGCACGGAACTAAAGAAGATTTTATCACCAAGGGTATTCAGGCCGCCCTTTTGCAAACAGTCGGGGACTTTCAACAACTGGGTGCCTCAGCCAATAACGACGACTACAAGACTATACGGACTGAGGTCGTTGCGGCAAACAGGGTAAAGCATCTGTACGCGCAGTTTCAAGTTCAAGCAAGCAAGAACCGTGTCTTCAGTGTCAATTATGTCAGTCTGCCAAAGTGTAGAAAGGCGTGTAAAACTTATGAAGAGACAATTGAGGCTATGCAGGAAAGCACTGGGTTAGAATCAAGTGATGCTATCATGTTTGCCAAAGTCAATGGCGACTCAACGCTGGGCTACCATTATGTGGATGTGCTCGGTGGTGAAGAACCTGAAGAACTAAATGACGAATTGCCCGCAGATGTTTACACTTTCTTTGGCGACGAGGAGAGTGATGAACACCCTGCACCACAAGGGCCCAAGCGTAAAGATAGTTCTGCTGACCACCACCAAAATAAGAAACATCATGCTAATCCTCCAGCTGACAACGGTGTACACAGTATTTACCCGTGCGTTTGTATTATAGTTCTAGGACTGTTTTCAACTAAGGCACGTTATCTTATAGTAATTTTAGTGCTTAGCTTCATGTTTAATCAAGGAGCTGCACACAATTACGAACGTGACGGGTTTACATCTGAGTACGATTGGGTTCTTCTGGCACAGAGTGGTTATGTTAAATGTTTTGACCTTCCTGCCGCTGCCACAGATTACTTCTACTATACCTTGGTAAGGTCAATTGACAGGTTTGGTTGCCTGTCTAGTGGTGTAGATTGTAAAGTCAAGGTTGCGGACACCCTCGGGGAGACTGAGGCGCAGGTCAGAGAAACATGTTCTGGTGACACCTACTACATAACCAGCGGGTACAAGGGTAACTCTTCATATGTACTGCACATAGATTCGCCTGCGTATGTTACCGAAAAAGTCAAGGTTAAAACCTATCAATATTCAGACTTTTCGGTGGTTTCTTATGCCAACATCAGTGGCCTAGCTGTTGTTGTTGACATGGTTGTTACCAAGGTACAGGAAATTCCGAACAACGTACGTACCAACTTGTTTTTGCAGACTTCTAGTAGTGTCTGCTACAATTCTAAGTTTTTGGTCCATGCTGTGGAGTCACCCGTGATACCACCAAAGTATGGTGGTGCTTATGACACACTCAATTGCTATGTTGAGTTGGCAGGTATGACTAAGTTGCGTGACGATGTCTTCTTTTCTGAGTTAAACAGCTCGAACACACTTGAAGTGTCGTTTAGGGCTATGCAAACCTCGGTGGAAGGAGCTTCTCTGTACAACCCTCATTTTATTATGAGTTATACCACGGCCGAATTCGAGTGTTCATATGACTTCTATCAGAATTACCAAACTGGATTAGTCACATACAACAAGGTATGTACCGTCAAAAAGCTGGCTTTTTGGTCTGTTGCATACTATGCATACGGGACTGTTACTTCATACATTGGTCAGGGGATAAACATTTTGTTGTCCAGGTTTCATTACAACATACCTGAGGTGATGATTGGTCCGTGGTCAGCTACAGTTTCATGGTTTGTGGGTTCAGTTTCATTTGCAGCCACTCGCTTCGTTGACGCATATTCCTGGACTAGCCGTACTATACGTAGTGCTGCAGTTACAATGGGTGTGAAGACCCCCCAGAAGTATGTTGCTGACGCCATGCACGAACTTCGTGCCGAGTTGCCAAGACAAGATGCAGTTTTCTACCACACAATTCGTGATGTTTTCCTAAGGGCTTACTCAGGCGAGGGTTGCTTTCTTGTTATAGCAGTTCCCCCGGGTAATGATGTGGTTGTGGCTGAATTAGTCAACACTGTTCTGAGGTTGTATACTAAGTACATTGGGTATATTCATGCAGCTAAACGGGATGACCTCATCGATTCTAAGGCGGTATTGTACACTGACACTCATGTTTCCTATGACATCGCAGTCTTGGAAAACAAGCACGCACATGATATAAGCACGGGCGCATTTATTGTGGCCGTTGTTGATGCTGTCGAAAGTGAGGGTGATTACACTACCGTCTACAAATCGCAAAATTTTGACTGTGGCACGGCTACCTACGTTGTTTACAACGGAGGTGAACATTCCTGGCAATTTGACACAAACAAATCAATCAAGGGTCATGGTTTTTGGCATTTTCTCCTTCTGGGTTGTTGTCTGTTCTTTGCTACACTCAACTTCTGCATGCAGTATGAATTGGCACAGTACATTTTCCAGGTTTCATGGTTTGTCGTCAGCTGGCTGCTTTTCCTTTTGTCGTTTGCCAACTACCTTTATAAGTCAGTTTCACGCAGACGGCCTTCTCCCGACATTTTCTATGTTGAGTTGGCGAACATTGAGAGCCCACCTATCGCAACTGCTAGCCCACCTAGTAGCCCACCGGATGACACTTACCATGTCACCTGCTCACGCGTCAAGGTAGACAAGACACTCGTTGCTTTGTCCCTCGTGGTTGCCTCATTCATCATGCTGAATTCATTTCCAGTCAATTTTGTGCCACCAGTTGTGGATCCCATTACACTTAAATTTTGCAAGTGCGATGGTAATGTGATCACCTGTACCTCCGATGAGGGCGATGTGGTCAGCCAACATTCATTTTGGCACGACGCTGGTCAATCAAACCTCACTCACGATTTTTACCATGTGAGTTGTGATGAAAACAACGAGTGTACATTCATAGTGTATAGCAAAATTCACCTTACCTCTACAATAGTTACTAAGTATGTACCAGATAGTGGGGTTGTTTACACGATGGTTTTTGTCTACTGTGTACTCATTACTACCAGTGCCTTTTTAGGCAACCAAGACATTCCTATAAGACCTCTCCTGCTGATTCTGTGCGTTTTGGCAGGTGTTCCTTCTGGAGCTGTGGACCTCTTTTGTAACCTCATAGCTCATGGTTTTGGGTACGATGTTTTCCGGTTAGCGGTTTTTCTGGTCTCATATGTTTTTCTTTTCGCAAATCGGACTATTGGTCTGGGTGAGCTTGTTGTTGTGGTGTTGTCTCTGATGTCTACATATTCAGCGGCATTCTTCATGGCTTTTACAATGGAACCTATGGGTTTTCTCGGGGCATCCTATATGTCAGGTGGTGTTTATTTTTATTCTTTTGGTGTTAAGTCCGTTTTTGTGTATACGGCTTACCAGTTGGCTAAGAAAAATTATGCAGAGGTTTTGACTGTTGTCATGGTTTGCTCTTCACCATGTCCTTCTATCTTGGCTGCTTTTACTGGTATAGCTTTACGTGGGTTTGTTTTCAACTTTAGAAATTTTGATTGTGTCCTGGCCAACTATCTCGTTACTGTTCCGTACCAATGGTTTTTCGGTGTCTCAACTGTGCCAACTGATCTTAGAAGTGATCATATGTTGTCACCCGAGGAAAAACACCGGTACACTAAACCGACGAATTTTAACGAGTTTCTAAGGCCGTTTCAAGTAATCAGTATTGGTAACATTTGGTATCTTAAGTACTTGGTTCTCTACCATGGCCCCATGGGAATTATATCCATTGGGGCCCCTGCCTGTTTCTTACCAGGTTACTCAGGCACTCCTCTTTTGGTTGACGGTCAAGTTAAGGCGGTTCTTTCCGGTGTTAACATTTTGTTTGAACAGTTGTTTGTGGTTAGCCCTATTGTTGTGCTTGCCACTGATGACACGGTAGTTCATCGTTATCACCTTGATCGGGTTGCTGGCTTTAGAGAGAAATTGCCAGTTTTCAACACTACGGGCGGGTCTACGAAATTGTTGTTGCTCCCTCTGTTGTTCAGTTTGTGCTACTTTGTTGGTTATCCTGTTCAAATTGACACATTGGCTGTAGGGTTTGCATTTATTGTTGGTTTCTTGGTTGTGTTCACCTACCAGTGGATTATGGCACCCACTCCTTACACCGTCCGTGTTGCAACGAAATTTGTGGGCTCTAAGTACTGGTGCATGTTTATTGCACTTGTGGGTTTGGTTTCGGCTAGGGTTGAAATGAATATAAGTAGTTCTGAAGCTCATTTTCGCCCTGAAATTGTACAGTTTGCATTATTTAGCTTAGTTATAGGTTTGCTTATCTATTTTATGTATTTCCATGCTTGGTTAGTAGTTTTAAGCGGCTACCTTTCAGCTATATATATTGTCGGCGATCCGTATCTTTACCTTCCAATTTCGTGGGTTCCGTACGGTTGGGCTCTGGATGGAACGGTGTTGACAATGGCTATATTGTTGTCTCCATTGCGTCGTGTAAATGTATTACTTAGCGTAGTCGTTATTTTGTCTATGTGGGCTTGTGGTATGTTTCTTTTTATTAGATATATAGTCTATGCAAGAGTCTTTCTAGTCATTGTGAAGTATTATCAGTTGCAGATTGTTTCGGACATCTACCATAAGACTGGTGTTGACTTAGCATTAAAGCTCTGGGAGCTTCCTTGGCTGGGTGCATTTGTTAGTACGTGGTTGTTTGAAACTCCGTTTTCTCTAGAGTACTACTCTGGTTTAGTTCAGTTAAAAATGACCAATGAAGGTTATCAACTACTAGTTGATGAAGATGTACATGAGAATTACGTCTGCTGCTTTTGCGGTGTTCCCGGCCATGTCTACAAACCCACTTCTACCGGGTGCGTCTCAGCTTTCGACGAAAGCACATCATCAGTTCGGGCAGCCATGTCGAAAAAGCGCATCTATGTCCCTGCACAAATGTCAGTTCCTACAATGCCGAATGACCCAACTCTCATTGAGGAAAGGGCCATGGCTAAACAAGTTAGGGAGCTAGAGGACATTGTTAAGGCTAAGGATGCTCTCAACCAAGATATGCGTACTAGTCTTAACTGCAGGGATTCGCTCATGCAAATCGACCGTTCTGCTCGCCAGGCCACCCATGATTTGTTGTCAGTTACTAATCGTACCCTTACGAACCGTGCTGCAGATGCTGCTAGGCTACAAGGTACGTACCGCAATGAGATTCAGTCTGTGACTAGCAAATTGCAAGAGTATGTTATGACTATTAGTAACCTTCAAACGACTGTTGATATCCAGGCAAAGCAAATTCAAGCCATGCAACAACTCCAGGGTACAGCTACCGGACAAGCTATTCAACCAACCGTTGCAACTGTTGCAGACAACACTTCTCAACCTGACCAAACATCTGACGCCCAAGCACCCTCAGCAGCGGCAGCAACAAGTTCGGTTGTATCAGGAGATGAGGATGTGTTTTCCTTCAAGTCTGTTGCACCGAGGAATTTCACTGTTAAAGCAGATGTGCATGCGCCCTCTAAAGGTCTTGACAGCGCAACATTGGTTACAGGGTCAACCTTCTCTAGTGCCGGTCCTGGTGTTTCTAACACCAACCAACAACCTACCACCACACCAGCTACCAGTTTTGTTGATGCGCTTAATTCTGTTCCCTCAGCAGCGTCCAGCGATTCTGGTTCAGTGGGTTCTATGGTGGCACTGCCGGTTCCTAGTTTGTCCCCTGCTGAATGTGGTACGTTGATTGAGTATGGAATTAGTCTCAATGTCCCACTAAGTGAACTGATTACTAGTGCTGTCAACGGTTATGTTCAAGCGATGTGTGACCTCTGTGCAGTACTCGAGTACGCTAACACACACAATTGTAAGAGCCACAAGTGGTTTATTACGGTTAGCGGTATTCTCAACCAAATTGGCAAATTGTCGCCAAAAGGTCCACGAGTACATTGGTACCTAGCTATTATTAGAGAAATAGCTGTGTACTTCTACACCACTGCACCAAAGGCATACCAAGAAAGGCACTCTCAAATCAGGGCACTAGTAGGTAGAGTTAAGCAGGCTAAGATTAAGGCTGGGGAAATTATTGATCTCACATTCCCTACACTGGTTTCACTTGAATCACTGTTCCAGCTAAATGCAGACCATACCAATTATGTGCCAGACAATGCATTCAAAACTTGGTATTACACGACGGATCCAGTGGTTGTTGGGTTTCCAGTGGTAACTGTTGACTCTGCTCTCACAATCAACCAGATTAAAGGCCTCTTTGGAAAGTGTGTTGTCTTTGAAGGTCAATACTCACATCTTATCACACTTGTTTGTGATAACTTCTCACACACACCTTATGCTGACGCTAAGGCTGCGGTTATTGACGCCGCTAACAACAAGGACAATGAGAAGTATGACAACTTGCTTTCCTACAGCATCCCAGAACATGGTTCTCCTACCAGTTTTAGGGAGCCACCAGGTATAACAACATTGGCGGAGTCATTAGCAACAAAAGTTGCTGTAGAGAAAGTTGCTGTTGCTACTGGTGTCATTCCAAAGGCTCCTCCACCCATGCCAAACCCAAAGCCACAGAAGAACTATGTCAGTAAGGAGGCACACAAACAGAACCGCCAAAAGCCAGTGACGTTTACCAGTAAGGCTTACGTCTCAGTGTTATTCATTTTTGGTTTAGCTTTTGGTGGGTGCTGTGGTGCTGATGTTAAGAACGTGTACCTTGAAATGCCCTCATTTCTCTCAGAATATGGGTATCAGATAACCAATTTCAGTGGTATTGTCAATTGTTTGGCTGCAGGGACTCCGGTTAACATCTGGACTAAGGTGCAATTTGACGGTTTGGAAGACTTGGCAACATACCATGCTGATGAGGTCGGTACCACATTGGATGTCAACAACTATCAGCAGATTAAAGGTGTCGGTTTGTTCAACGATCCGGGGTTAACAGCTAGTGCAAAGATAAACAAGATGAACCTTTGGGTGTATAAATACATCTACTCGAAGGGCAACATACGTCTTCCATGCACATTTAAATTGGAACCTTTTGAGGTTTCAGTCTTTGACCCCGTGGTTGCCGCCGCCGCCAATGATGCTGCAGGGAGGCAACGAGGAAATGGATTGCCAGGTGTTTCCGCTGATTCACCAACTACTGAAAGTGTCACGTCACCTACGAGCTGTGGGCAGAGCGCTGAAACCTATGGTGAAGGTTATTATCAGCCAGTCTGTTATCGTTCAGACGATTCTTCTGCTGCTAGAGTAGGTTCAACGTACGAAGAGGCAGTTTATGGGGCAGGCAAGCTTATTCTACTTAGGGATGAAGTTCCGCCCTCTCTTAATGCTGCCAATTACCCACCCGTAAAAAAGGTGATGTCAGACGATCATGTTTTGGCTTCTGTCGGCAACATTGAGGTTGCTGTTTCGGGTGTGCGACTTTCACTTTACCATCTGTTGTCGACAGTTTATGTTGAGTGGGGCCCTCTTCAAAACGAGTTATTGTTGTTGTTCCATGCTGTTTACACTGGTTCTTCCTATGAACTTGTGGTCAACTCAGCCGACGGCAACTTTTTGAGGGCCATTCTCGATGTTGCTGGTCAATCAGGCATTGATGTCTACAGGTATGATGAAAGGTGTCATCCAATTACAGTCTGTATTGCCTGTGAATGCCCCGTGGTAGTCCGGCTATCTGTTACAGCACCTTTGCTTCCTTACACACATGAGTTTCCGTATGATCCGTTGCTTTTTGTTGCTGTTCCTGAGGGCGTTATTGATTCGCCTGCTGGTCCAGTGACAGTTCGTTACAATGGTATTGTACATGTGAAGGATGCTAGCGTACCTACTAACAAGCCACCTCCAGCCAAACCAATTACCCTGCAACAGCAGCGAGTGGAGTCAATGGAGGTTGTTAACGGTTTGGTCCGCGCGGAAGAATACACAGATGCTTTTGGCAACCACGTCAAACGTAAATATCAGCCACATAGGGACCTAGATGGTGTAATGAAGGAGCGCAAACTTCGCGCTGTCACCAACTACGGTTCTACAGATGTTTACGTTGTTGAGGAATATGGCCCTGAACACGTTCAACCTGCAGCTGTCCCCAAACGAGTGGAACCAGCTACGTCTAGGGTAGACGAAGTTACGGAGGTCTCACAACCAGCCATTCACACAAACGAGGAACCAGTTACGCCCACGGTTGGTAAGCCTATAGAGGTCTCACCCTCTAAAGCATCAATTGCATCACCAGATGCTAAATTCTCCACTATTAAACCTGGTGTCAAAATTGAAAAAGATGACACCTGTGGAGACGAATGTGAGGCTGCTAAAACCACGGCGCGTAACATCTATGAGGCAGAACAAGAACGGCTCAGAATGCAACGTCGTAAAGAAAACGAGGATAAGGTTATTGCATTTGCCAAGGTTAAAGGTCTAGAACGCGAGTGCAAGAAGCACAAGTACTTGCTGCCTGAATGCGACGCTCTTAGACAGAAACCTACAGTTTTTACTGAGGAGGTCTTTGAGTTTCTTATTAAGGAAGTTTTCTATGAGCAAGTGCAAACCTTGGAGACTGTTAAGACTGAACGAAAGAAGACACGCCAGGAACTCGAAGAGGTGCATGCTCGTTTAAAGACCCTCTCTGATCAGATGGAAGAGTACCTTACGCAGTACAGTGGTGCCAAGTTGACAAACTCGCGTAACATCTATCACAAGTTAAGTGCTCTTGTTGACTCTTCTTTCAATGAAACGGTGGAAGAGACACCACAAACAGCAGCACCTTCAAGTCGAGCTTCTCCTCGAACAATCTACGAGAAACCTGTTCATGCTGAAAAACCTGCCACGTCGAACCCCAAGTTCGAAAGTCCTAAGGTCAGAAATCCGGAAGTAACACCTGTGAACAAGGTTGCCATAGAAAAGACTGAACGTGTTAACACAGTTAAAACGGAGTCATGGGCCGATGCTTTCTCAAAGGTAGCAGGGTATGTCCCATTTTCCAAACGGTTTTCAGCATGGTACAATGATGACGAGAAGAAAGGACGAGAGGCTTGTGAGCAGGCGCTAGAGGTTGCAACACGTGATTACGGCATTAGTCCGATCCTTGTTACTTCACTTAAAACAGTTTGCTCGGGCGTTTCTGTTTATCTTACCTCGGTGACACCTAAGGATGAAACGCCATTTGTGACCGTTTGTTCTCTGAACCATGTCACTTGTAGTGACAGTTCGACACCAGTTGTCTCTTTCACAGGCCCCATAATATACTTTGCAACACAGCGGGCCACTGATCAACTGGTTAAGTACGAGAACTGTGGACACCATACTGAGTTTGTAAATCACCAGACTTACCCTAAGCACTTGGCAACTTGTTCAAACAACGAGAAGTTTGTTGTTCTTCAGTATGGGGCCGACCTACCCAAGCAAACAATTAGTAGGTCTGTTCCGTACACAGTTAATGAGTGCAACTCTTTTGCATTCGGCCTGTCACCTGTACTATTTAACCACACGGTTCATGTTTGTACTAGTGGGCACTTCGCCGATGGTGTTCCTACAATTTTTACCATTGACCAGGAGGAATTCGTTAGTAGCAGGTTGTATGAAACATCATCAACCTACTCCGGTCGGGGCACCATTGTTGATTATGTGTCACAACTAAAGAAGGTTTCTACAAACATGATCCGTGTTCGGGTTGGTTTTGGCGCACAAGTGTATACTACTGTCCTCTCTAGGCCTTGGTATCTCAGTGTGGATGACCAAATTGTCGATGTCACACTGTTAAGCCCCATGAATTATGAGGGCTACAAATTGGTTGGGGACCTGCCTGTTTATTGTCAGGTCAGTGGTAGGCTTAATTTTAAGGAAGCCACCATTATCAAAACAGTGGATAGCTTGTTGGGTTCTGATTCATATGTGCTAGAGGTTGCAGGCGTTAAACATGATTGTTTTGCCCAAGACACAGTCTCATACTACATGACCAAGACGTTCGGCACGTTGACACCTGCTGAGAACGTACTCATGAGTAAAACAAAGGCAGTCTTGCAGGCAGTCATCGTTACTCTTCTGTCAGCGGCTTTCTCAGTTCTTGTTGGTTTTCGAACATCCAGAGAACCTGTTACAGCGTATGTCTTTCCCACCATTGCTTTGGGTTGGCTCTTCACCACGATAGTGCCATTCTTGTGCGTATACTACCTAACCGTTCGATCACTGGTTATTTTGATAGTGATTAGGGAAACAATTTATATTTTGGTGGTTATGTACGCTCATCCGACCGTGTCAACATATTGGTGTGTTGCTGCTAGTTTTGCATTCTTCAATAATTACTACATCTCCACCGGTTTGATGTCTGTGGCTTTCAACCTTTTTTACTTGGTTGCCATCATATGGGTCCTCTTTAGAAATTCTGTTATATATGAAGCTCTTTCCTGGATGGCCCTTGCTCTCAACCTCCATAACCTTCCGTTTCTTATACCCATTTGGGAAAAACCTGCAGGTTACAACCATGCCGGGGCTACAGCTGCTCTGGTGTCCGCCGGTTACACTATCAATGATGCCGGTAAACTCAGGGAAATCCTTAATGGCAGGTATAGTGAGACGGAGAAACGTCGGGCTGCTTTCTACCTCATGATGCTCTCCATTGCCAACAGATCTTACAATCTCAACGCACAGGGTATTTACAAATATGATCCTTCTGCTGCCTATAAAATTGTGGCAAACCTTGAAGGTGGCGGTGACAAGTATATGCAAAACTTGATGAACCGCGTCAATGCGATCATGTCTGTCGAGGTTCACAATAAGGCTAGGCAGCAGTACGTTACAGAAAAGGTCACAATAGTATCACCTACTAGTTTGAATCTTCCAGCCGGCGGCAACGTTCTATTTCCAGACCTCAAAAACCGTTGCTTCACAATTAGTACTGGTACCCTTAAACTACACGGGTTCCAGGCTAATCCAGGGAAACTTTGGGTGCCTAGGCACGTCTTTTTGGAAAATCCAATCTCCGAGGCTGCATACGCAAGGCGACACCAGGAACTTCAGGTTCAGATCAACGACGGTAAAAGTATCTGTAAGGTCTACCCTGACATGTACTCCTCACAGGCGATCAATGTCAATTTTACTAATATCAGTAACTATGTAGATGGTGCTGAGATGTGGGAATTTGCCGTCACAGGTTTGCCCGTTTGTGCCTTAATACCGTTTGCAACCATGCAGAACCTACCAATGGATGTTATTCCTGTTTATCTCTACAATGCCGACAGTCAGGCAGCTCCCTGGTTTGTTGCTAACATGACTGAAACGGGGAAAATTGGAGCTAATACTGCTCCTGGTTATTGCGGTCTTCCATATTTTTGGCATACAATAGCAGGTTGGGAACTGGTCGGTCTTCACAATGCTTCTACCAATCACTACGTTTCGGCTCTTAGACCAGATATCTTTAGGCCTTGGGACACTACTGTTGTCACTGATATAGTCGGTGCCTCAGTTTCACTTGAAACAACTCCTATGGGAAGGGCTGCTACTGCAATTACTGGTCTTGTTCTGCTTTTGGACCCTTTGGTGGACAGTTGTGCTGCACCTAGTGGGATGAATATCGCTGAGTGTGCGGCTGCGTATGGGCATGGTTCTGTTGACGTTAGTCAGTTGACAGATCTCATTGCCGGTATGACGGGTCGCTCAAAGGCCAGGGTTTTCGGGCAAATTTACACTGTCTTAGCTGACAGGGCCAACACCTACAACACAGCTAATGTAAAGCTTAATGGTGTTTCAGTGGCTGCGCACGCGCAGCTAAACGGTCCAGAGGTGCTAATCACTCAGTACCTTCAGAAAAGCGGTGCCTATCTTGAAACTGCTGAAGTTCCTACAGGCGATGTCTTTTACAAGAAACTGTTCATGGAGGGTTTTCTCTTCTGTGTTCACTACCTTGCCTCTGGTGTTCGGATCCCATATCTCTTTCCGGTCATGCTGATGTCTGCAATATTGGTTAGGGTTCGTTTCGGTGCCAAACATGTTGATACCATGAAGAAGAGGTTTGCACGCTACGTTTTCCAGCACTTTCCAATGTTTACATTGATTGCAGTGCACACGTTTCCAGAATATCTGGAAACAGAATTAATGCGTGGCATCTTCTCATTTATGGTCTTCATGTACATTAACATGGCTACAGTTCTCGACTTTGCTAAGGTTGTTGAATGTGTGACGGTTTTGGGGTACCGTGCTCTTCTGAAATATGTGTTCTCATTGGCAGTCATTTTGTGCTACTCAGCATTATATTTTAATTATTCCTACTTTGACTGCTACGTCATTATGAACGCAATTTCTAGCCCCATTACTGTTACTCTTCAGCTTGGGTTGGCCCGCTGGTTCGGTTCAACGCTTGTGTTCCTGGACTACAACTACGAGTGTCACCTTTTGGTTGATGCTTTTTGGGTCGCATGGCTTCACATTTTTGGAAGAGGTTTTGTTGATGATGTCTGGGTTGTTCTTGTTGACACGGAAGGGCGGGTCCCCAACGGTATTCGAGAGCGTGTAGGGCAGGTCCTTACAATCAGAGAAGGCGAGAAGAGTGCGTTGTCCAACTTGTCAGTTCAGGTCTTGAATTCACTCCTCACATATGGTGAGTTGCTTGCACATACAGTAGATGCAAGTGTGTCTCGGGCTGCTCTTAAGGCAATAGAAAGTAATGACGTTAATCGGCAATGGCAAGAGATCATGAATTTCTCTGCGTACCTCCTTGACAACAATCCAATTCTCAAATCAGTTGTTGAAGGTACCTGCTCTATTAACGACATGTTACTATGTCTTGAGACTAAGAGTGACGACATTGAAGCTGTGAAACGGAGGAGTACTGAGTACCTTGCTGCGGTTTATGCTGGCTACATCGGCAAAATAATATCGGACAGAAGGGACACTCTCAAACCTACAGCGCAGGATCTTTCTCAGTTGTATAAAGAACTTCAGGTAAGCCTGTCTGAAATACCTGGGATTGTTAAACAGGCTATGGGTGGCGCACTTAAAGACGCTAAAGCCAGCGAGGTTAATGTGTTCTCACGTCAACTAAAGGAACAACGAGCACTACTACTTCGACTTACGGCTATGATCAAAGCAGCTAGGGCTGACCCTATGAAGATCGTGGGTGCATATAACAACCAAATCAGTAGCTTTGTGGCCAACCAACTCGATGAGTTTCTCACTGCGGCTGGCCGCTCTGAGGAACCGATCAGTGTTGAGAGTACACCTGAGGAATTGGCTAGGTTCATTAATGGCCTAAATCTTATAGTGCCTGACCTTTACAACCTGCTTGGCCTACCTGCCTTGGACCCTAACAACAAGGACCACGACTTACTCTACCAACTTGCGCACCTGTTGAAATATGCAGCTGACACACTTGACCTCGAGTCTGTGGAGCTTAGCGATGTTTCGTCTGATCTCAGTATGAAAATTTCTACTCTTGAGCAGGAGATAGCTGAGGTAAATTTAGCCGTCCATCCAAGTAAGGAACTTAGGAAGGAGCAAAACAGAATAATTACGGCTAAGAAGAACGAACTTTCTAAGCTTAGGGCTCAATACCGTGCGCAACGTGTCAAGGACTCTGAGGAAGCAAGACTCAATGCCAAACAGACTAAGCTTCTTGCTGTTTCTTTGACTAAGGCCAAGAATGATAGTAGCAAGAGTGAAGAGATAAACCGACAACGGGCCGAAGGGTATAGTAAATTAGTCACCCTTTTGGTTTCGTTGTCGCGTCAGCGGTACCGAACCTTACCTTCACTCCTAGCCGCACTTGGTGCTGCTGTTACTGAAACACCGGCTGAGCTCTATTCCCTAATTTTCTCCGGTAGGAATGTGGGTGTAGATCTCAATGACTACAACCTCACCCGTGACTCAACAATCACATACCGGGTGAAGGCAACCGATTTTGGGAATTTTACGGTAATCGACGGAACTGACACTGCCGGCTGTCCTGCATTGTATGTTGGCCCTGTGTCACGTGTGCAAAGCATACCACCTTTGTACCGTGTTGCGAGATATGGTCAGCTCATTGACCCTGACGAAATCAGGGCAGCTATCAAGCAGAAGCGTGTCGATGATTTGGTTATCACCAGGGAATCAGCGTACATTACGCGTGAGGCATCAGTGGAGCTTAATGGTTTTGATACTCGTGTCTCACCTGTGGTCATCATGTGCTGCGGTGTTAAGATTGAATGCACTTCAAAGTTAGACCATTCTCACAGCCCTGTTAACAAGTTATGCCGAAATTGCATTGTTGGTTCAATAAACGACCATGTTCTCGGGTGTGCAGCCTGTATGACTGCATTCTTAAGGCGTTACTCCTACAGAGGGTGTTCAGAAAAGGTTGGTACTGCAACAGACTACTACATTCATTCTATGACATGCCAGCACTGCAAGTACTGCAGAGCTTGTGGAGGTATACCACGTACACAGCCTGATGATCCTAATGAGTGCCACGGTGCTGGCTATCATGGTGCGAAACATGCCTTTTCAGGTTGTTCACAACCTGGTTGCACATATGACCATTACGATGCTGAGGCTATGATGTACGGTGGTTCAACCAAACGTAACTATGTTGGGGTGATAAACGTAGAACCAGATGGTGATGCTTTTAAAATCGTCTGTAACGGTGAAACTATCGCAGTTATCACATCGTTGCCTTCCGACGGGATTGTTTTAAGGCCAATCTTTCCAATAAACATACCTACTGGTCACAAAATCTACGTGAAATCTAGCTCAGTTGACACCATCTACCTTATGGCTGTTCTGCACAGATACTTTAACAGGACAGTCTCTGTTGAGTGTCATCACTGCGCCCGCAGCTTCGGTAGTGTTGTTGACCATCTCTACCTAGTGGAGTCTGAGCCCAACCACCCAGCGGTTACATACAAGGGTCGGCCTTTTAGAAATGCCACCTCCATTGTTGCCACCCACCCTGAGACGCTCGTGGAGTGTCCCAAACTGTTTGCTCTTCCAACAAAAGCTAAGTACACAAGGAATGATTGCCTTTTTAAGGACCATTCTTCACATAACCGTGACCAGTGTAAGATATGTTCACAGCCAGATGACAGCCAGATGCTTGTCCATGCTAGTGTTCCGGAAGATAAACGATTCATTTGGGCATACACCAAAATTCTTGCTGTACCAGGAAGAACCTGTACACGCTGCCAAGGCTTCAAACCTGTTGAAGCTGGTAAGTGCTTTTTCTGCACTGCGGATTTTCGGCGGGAGGCGGTGAAATTCCCTCCGTCTCAGCGAATGGGTTAATGGACATTCACAGCCCGCTGCTCATCAAGTATACGGACCTTTCGTTGGCACCTGATTTCGAATTAACATCGTCTGAACGCGGTGGTTTTGCGGAACCACAAATTTCGTACGTTCCGACAGAGGAAGTTTTACCGTTTTCTGGTTTTTCTTGTGTTGTAGCACAAACTACATTTATTCAAGACGTCACAGCTGTTGCTGACGTGGATGTAGTCAAAGAAGACACAGTATCGTTAATTCAAAGCCTCTATGTTGTGCCATTTTCGTCAGACCCAGTTGTCCGTCATCAGTATGAGCAGTATGAAACACCCTTCGGTGCTGCGGAAACAATGGTAAAACTTTACGATTCCATCCTTCTTGGTAATGATCAACTAGGCCTCAAACACCAAACAGTTGTTGATATTGGTGTTGGTGGTGGTTCACTTAGCATTGCACTGTTACGTGCTGGCACGTGGCATGTTGTAGGCATTGAGTTGGACCCCCATATTTATGAGGTCCTTGTTGAAAAGTGGACTGAGTTGCAACTGGATGCTACTGTTGCGGCAAACCGTCCTGTCACATTGCCATTCACAATAGCACAAGGTGATGTACATTTGGCCAAATCACTTGTTAAACGATTTGCCATTTCCAACCCACCTTTTGGCCTCTACCAGCAGTCATTGGTTCAGTTCGTTAAGTCGGCATTTAATTTGGCACACACAGTTATGTATGTTGTTAGAACAAGAGAAGTTCACAGGCTTATCTCTGCGGGCATTACTGATAGGTTTCAGGTTGTGCCCATCCAGCAGTTAAATATAGACCTGCCAAACACGCTTCCTAACCATACGTTGCAAAATTACACTGTTGACTGCACTGTTCTGGTAGCTCAAACGTACCCAGCTCAGCTTAAGTTTCCACAACGACTGCTGCCAAAGAAGATGTACTATGACATTGAAGCACAGACAGTGACTGTTTCAGCCGCAGACATGCGAGATTACGCCTTGGCTTGGCGTGAACGACAGTCACTCAGGGACATGATACCAACATCAGACTTCTACTGCCTCAAAAATGAAAAGGTTGGCTCTAACTACCACATCGAATTCCTTCTTGGCAGACCAGTCGGAGATACCTCAGTTTCCAGGTACCTACAGAAGACATTGAAGTACAATGGGGTTTTGCTTGACAGAATGCGTTCACACACCGAATTTTCTACAGAAGACCTGCGTGACGCAGAGGCACTTCGAGCTGGTATCAAGTCGTTATTGGAAAACACGGCTGACCACCTAAGTAGAAACCACTGGATACGCGTTAAAAGTGCAAACTCACCAACTGGTGTGGTTACTGGTATCTTTAAGGCTGTTCACACATCTGTCTACAATAAGGATGGTGTCAATGTTAAATTCACAGGTGACATCACAAAGGAAATTAATATATATTCCGACCTTCAACAACAAGTTCCGCACCTCCTATCCAAAACCACTCTTGGCATCCACAATAATGCTCCTGCTATCTTCAGACATGGTATCTCATATTACACCTTTCAAGATGTGGTTGATGCAATAACTGACCAAAACTACAAAGTGGTCACCCAGGTTATGTCTGAAGCTGGCTTTGCGACAAACCTGACGTGTGACAGTCCTAACTGGTGGCACTGTGTTTCTTGTCAAAGGTACCTGGTAAAATTGGCGCAGTACTTCTTGCACATATGGTTGGTTTCCAACGAGTTTGTGAACACAGTGAAAGGTTACAAGTACATTCTTACACCAGATAACATCGAGGCACATGGTACCATTTTAGACTTTGGTGATTATGATGTATCACAGATGAGCCCCAAGGAAAAACTCACGTCTATAATACCAATTCGTGAGTCCATTCAATCAGTTTGGGTACTTTGTGGTATGCCTTGGCTGTTCTCGCCCGCCGTGCATCCTGATATTGTGACATACATTGATGGTGTGTTCGATTCCAAGCATAGCCATTCTCTCCAAACCTGGTTATCAGTACTACAGTCTAACTATGGTTCTGAATCTGTTGAGACATTTGGTGGTGGAATTTACATTCGCAAGTATGGCTCAGTAGCCGTGTCATGTCAGGCGGATTTCAAAGGGCTCTTGATAAAGATTCTTGCTGACTTAGATGTGCTTGTTGGTGAACTGGCTGGCCGTCGTGTTGATTATCTGTTGCCCACAACTTCGCTCTCAAATGAGTGGAATAAGGCAATGGCATTTGCACACAATTTCGTGATGTCAGCTATGGTTAAGCGTTCTGTCACTTTTGAAAAGTACAAACGTTATTTCCTAGTTGATGAATATGGCGGCTTTACAGTTGAGCGTGGTGTTTGGGATAAACTCCTAAAGCAAGGTAACCTCAGCCCGAATTTCAATCAAAGAATGGTCTACTCAATGGCGTCAAATTATCGATACGATGTGCGGCAAGACATGTGGGGGTTCGGTTTTGATTGGTCAGAATCAGTTGTTGATCATGGTGTGCTGGTTCCAAAGAACATGTGTTATCCGCTGGTCGGTAACATACCAATCGAGACAATTTTATCATGTAACCACCCTGAGTGTAAACGTAGTCCAGGTGACCAAAAGTTGTTCGTCTTCGCGTCAATGGCACATCTCATGTGGAATTCAATATCAAAGTTCCCTGCTGTTCACCAAACAGACCTAAACAATCTCAAGTGTGCAGGGTCCATTGCTCCAGGTACATTCAAAGTAGCAGCTCCAGGTCCTCACGGTGTTGAAGTAGACTATGTCTTCATCGACTGGTTGTACCAGAACGGCCAAGGTGTTTCCTATGTACACAACGACTCCTTGACGGGTGTTGAGTACATCTGGGAGCTCACACAAAGGTATTGGCGTTCTGATGTTGATGGTATACGTGAAGATCTGGATCTGTTTGGGAAAATGGAAGGCGGCTCTGTGACTGACTCACTAATCATACTTGGCTACTCTATGTTGTTAGCTACCATGCGAGATGAAATCTCCAAGGCAATAACACGTGGTGCAGTCGAGCCGAAGTTTCGTTGGTCACATGAACAAGCAAAAGTGCTCCATGGCAAATCAGCCGGTACACCGCTTAATCTTTGTGGTTGGGACGCACTTCAAGTCGATCGCTGTACTTCCGGTGTGCATGATGCAGTAATCATGCACGCTTCTCGAACTGGTTTAAAAACACCTACGCAGGCAAATGTCAAAATTCAGGCGACAGCTAAAAGCCGTGTCAGAACCATAGCTGGTGTTCACCCCTACACTAACATCATGGGGCGTGCTGTCTTTCAAAATCTGCGTGAAACAATGATGAAGGGCGACATATTTAAGATCGGCATTGGTATATTCTACGGCATGTGGAATGAGATGCTAAAGTGGCACTTCTCATTTCAGCACGATGTGCGTAAGGCTGCACCTAACGGTATACCACCAAACACACAATACCGTTCAGGTGGATGGGATTTTGAGAAGTGGGACCGCAAACTAAACCCACTGCTGATGTTGATCGTGCACCTTGTTGCTGTCGAACTTTTGGAGGTTGGTCCTTCTAACTCACGTGAACACTACAACACCACAGAACAGTCTGATGACCCTACTTACGAAGAAGCTTGTTATCGTGACTACGGTGAAGAGTTCCCTAATTTATCACCTGCTGAAATTGCCCGCGGTTGCATATGGAACCTTACTGTCAATGAGTTCGTCAGTATCACATTCAACACACTTAAGAGTGGTGCACTAATTTACGAGAAACCGTCAGGTATATCATCAGGTGGCTCACACACCGCCGACGGTAATGGCTACAATCATCTACTGCTTGTCTGTCTTGTCTGGCTAGACTGGGTTTCGTCATTCAACATGCCTGGTTCTCCACTGCTAGATGAGGCGCGTGAGATTGTCATGGAGCATCGAACAAAACCATTTTGTGATTACGATCAGATCGACCTCCTCATAATTGGTGACAAATTGAGGTTGGCTAAGGAACTCGAATCAGAAAAGGTATCCATCCTGTCAGATGACAACTTTCGCTTGTACAGACTCGATTACTCATTCCCGGAAGAATTTCTCACCAAGGCCGCCTACAAACTGTCAGGCTTTGTTTTCACACCAGACAAGTATTTCTGTCTTAATGGCGTTTACCCACCTTTGGAATTTTGTTCACAAGCCACAGTGGTTGATGAAGCTTTATTGTTTCACCCGTGTCCCAATCCAACCAAGGTGATGAATTCGTGCGTTTTGGCAGGTGTTCTTAATGAGAACCAAAATTACGGTAATAAGATAGCACCGGCAATGAAGTTGGTCCGGTTCAGTGCACTTGCTGCGCTAGCTATCCCAGTGAAATGGCGTCCTAACTTACCAACACAACAACATGAACTGGCAAACACACTCATAACCTACATTAAGTCAACATACCCAGATCTCTCAGTTACAACAGAAGAGATGGAATTGGCTGCAGGTTATATTCCTGTCGGTGGTGGTGTAATGGCCTCTTGTGTAGAGGAGAAAACTAACAAACTCGTTGATTATGAATGGTTAAGTGCATTGTACAAACCATCAAATGGGTACAATGCAGCAACGATTGTTAATGACTTTCTCAAAGCATTCAAGGCTTCACAGACACTCGTCAGCAAACCAAGTGTTGGTGACCCACCACCTTCTGCGGATGATTGTGTTGTTTCCGAATCAGATCTGGCTCCAACTGCCGACATTGACACTGAGTATGTTGGCGTTTCAACTACAGCAAACCTAAGGCGATGTGATTATGGGTGTTCATGTGTTGCCAAGTACATGTGTGATGCATGTTCATACTATGGTATTGGTTGCTGTGCTAAGCATGCCTTTAACCATATGGAAGACGAACAACACTATTCATACTCGTACGGAAAGTTTCCTCTCGCCTGTTTTGATTGCGGTGAACGTGACATACGTGTGCTCTACAGTTGCAACAATATTACCTGTTGCTCAGCACATATTACTACTCAGCCAGCGTACCCTTACGTGCTTGACGGTAAGTTTATTGGTGACACAGACTCAAATATTATGTCTAGTGTGAACTTACCTGCATTTAAAGAGTACATCCATGTACTGGCAACAACAGGACACGAGAATGATGTAGCAAGGCGGTTCCATTACCAACTTGTTAGACAGAATATCTCCTTACATATGCGGATTACACAGCTAGACGTTCAAGTGGCACTCACTAAAGTTAAGCAGTTGATGCCATTCAAAATCAGCGAAGTTAAAGAATCCTGCGGTGTGTATGTCATCCGTTTTGAAAACGTCGAGAGAAAATCTGCTCTTTCTAAAACGTACAAGTTGTCACGGAAAAATTGGTATATGTGCGACATCAAGCTCAATTACCTCGATGATGGCTCTTTCCAAGTCAATTTTGTCGACAAAACATCGGACATTAAGGTAGGTGATGTTGTAACACCTGACATGATTACTGGTCCTTTGCTAAGGGCCCAACAAGTAATGTCAACCACCATGAGGAACCAAGGCTTGCTAGACTTGCTTTGGGGTTCAGTTCGTTACAACCAACCACCAGATATACCAGATCCAGGTCTCAATTATTCACAAATGGAGGCATTTAGAACAGTATTCTCGCAGAATTTAACATTCATACAAGGTCCTCCAGGTACTGGAAAAACATTTGTTGCGGTCAAAATTCTGCTTGCCGCAATTGAGATGGGTTGGACTGTCGTAGTGGCCTCCTCTACACACAATGCAGTGGATAACATAATTAACCGGTTGTATGCAAAGCACCGCTCGGGGGTCTTCAGAAATGTCCCAACAGAGCATGCCGACCGCGTTAAGTGTGATGCACCAGCGTACCTTCATGGGTTTTTAAGGGTGCTTGGAACCACATTGACTACCAACCTTCCAGGTGTTACCAGGTCAGTTGACATGCTGCTTGTTGATGAGTCTTCAAAGTGTGAAGACTCTCACCTCTACTCTACTATCTTGGCCTGCTCGCCGGCTAGGGTTGTGTTTCTGGGTGACCACATGCAACTACCTCCAGTTTCACCATATTCAGCACCGGTTGCCAACATTGTCAACTACCACTGCCTCAGTGGTCACCAACGTGTCGTTATGTTACGAGACCAGTTTCGCATGTGTCAACAGATTTCTGACTATGTGTCGGATACGTTCTACAAAGGTCTGCTCACATGCCAAGTTGGGCCAGTTCCTGATTATTTGGGCCCTACACGACTGGTTTCAGTATCAGTCCCTGGTCATGCAACATCTGTAGCATGCACACAAACACAGACTCATGCGGGCGAAGTAAGATCTGCCCAGCTAATCATTAACCACATATTGCCATACTGTTCTGGTAAGAGCATAGCAGCCATATGTATGTATGATGGGACTCACTCGTCTCTTAAGCCACTTGTTGAGTCGGTGTTCGTGGGAACAGTTGATTCTACTCAAGGCAAAGAATACAATGTCGTGCTTGTGCTTGTTACCTCACTCAGGTCGGCGTTTTCGGTTAACCCGAACAGGATCAATGTTGCTATTAGCAGAGCGAAAGATTACTGTATCATTCTTTCGTCGGACCAGTTGGTGCCACCTTACCCAGTCAAGGCACCTCATTACGATCTTATCAGCTTCATGCAAGAGTTGGAAGTAGTTTGTCCTTCTGCAGTTGTTGGTGTTCCAGATTCGATTGATTCCGAAGCTCTCACGGAAGTCTTTGACAGTAAGTACATTCCGTACATTCACCTTGCGGCAGACCAGTACACACTTGCACTTTCGAGTGGTGTGTTTCTGGAACCTGAACAAACAGCCAATGTCTTAAAGCGTGACATAATCTCCATCGATTTCGAGGGTGTATCTGCAGTTAAGGGTTTCCGTGTTGGTGGTGTCATCAAAGGTATGACATACCCAGTACAGCTCGGTTACAAAACGGCTAAGCAGGTTGTTTCCATTTACTGCCAACCAACAAACCTCTACTACAAACCTGACGGCAGATATGGCGAAGAGCCAGTTCCTGACAAATTGGTCTCATGGCAACGTGGGCTGCACACAACCAGACCAACCATGGTTGCTGCAGTCCGCAAAACTGGACGAACAATGCTTGCAATGTACTCGCATTTCGTTGCACAGTTGCGTTCAGTGGTGCTTACTAAAGTTGTCTTTCTTACTTGGGCTGCAAAGATGGAGTACACATCACTCCATCCCACAATAATATACACAGAGAAAGAAGAGCGTTGTGCAACTTGCAGTTGTTTGGCCCCTTTCTTTGACAGTGAACGTGGTCCTGTCTGCTCAAACTGTGAAGTAGTGGGTACTCTCAAGATACTTAACCCATGCTTCATTGATATGCAGACTCTTTACCCAGGAAGAAGGTTAACAGACGTTTGTGCCGAACAGTTTGGCCAAGTACCTGAAAATGCACACAATGCCTCTGTTGATGCCTCTATGGTTTGGCAACTTTACAATAAGTTTCGTAAACAGCTGTCACCTGCTGTTTCACTAACATCAAGACAAATCACTGCATCAGCGAGGGGTAGGGTTGAACTCCACCGAAGAGTTCAGCGTGATCTCGTCGAGTTTATGGCAAACACATTTACCAGTGTGATAGACATTGGTGTTGGCTCATGTAAAGGTGTACCTTCCAAACTTCCTCACAGGTTTGACGGTGTAGATCCTGTTTTAGTGCCTGGCCTCAGAGCAGGCTCGCGCTATGATAACCTGTTCACATGCAAGTATGAGGAGCTTAATGACACCTATGACGCATTTTTGTCTATTCACTCCATCTACCATGTAGCTGCGCTCAAGGAGCCTGTCGGTTATGTGCTTTGTCACGTTCTTGATGATGTTGAGGCTGTCAATCGGTACACAGACGATGTTGATGATGCCAGGGTTCAAGTTGTTGGTTTCAATAGTGTATATACTCACACCTTGTTAACCCACGACCAACTTAAGCTTAAATTTCCTGATTACGAAATTGAATACCTTCAAAACCTCCCACACAATTGTAATCCAAGCCAGGACACATATACTGTTGATGTTCTTTCTGTGGTGCCTAATATGCAATGCCTTACAGCAGCACCCATAGACACAACGGATTTCTATGTGATTGGTGACAAGTCATGTATTCATACTTTCAAAACTCAGCTTAAGTACCAAAACCAAAAAGGTTATTTCCCTGTTCGTTTATACAAATTCACACGAAAATTGGCAGTTACCAACGAAGCCCTGGGCATTCAAACATTTGAAGGTGACACAGACAATGGCATTTCGTTAGACAACGTATGTCTTCCTGGGTACGAGACTCGTACGAAGCGTTTCACCTACGATTCTGGTGATCTTCGTATGGCTAGGACGTCTAGCAAAATCTACAGTATTATTTACACCTTTGCCCGGAACCATGCATTTAAAGTTGGAGCATCGTATCTTATTTTAGGCTCCTCCTCGGGTTCCGGTCAATCACCGATGTATTATTCTATGAGTAATCTAGTCAAAGGTCGGTACACATTAGTTGATCCAAGGCAAGACCCAGCGCGTAAGGTTGGAACAAATGACATCATAATACGTGAGGTGCTTGAAGATGCACTTCCATCGTTGCAGACATATGAGTTGATTGTCTCCGATGTGTATGCTGTCAATGTCGGTTCGTTCTGGGATGCACTTCTTGAGCTGGTTGAAAGACAAGATCAGAATGTTAAGGTTGCCATCAAGTTTACTAGCAAGTTTAACAACTTTGAAGTGTTGCAGGCTATCGCAAACCGATTCAAACACGCGATTGTCGGTAGAGTGCCTTGTGCTGGTATATCTACTGAAGCCTGGTTGTGCTGTTGGGGTCATGGACAAAAACCGGCCGCGCATGTAAATGTTTTGTATTCTTATAAGGCACTTGTACGTCACCTTCAGGCGTCCGAGCAGTTTGTTTTGCCTGTCAAACAGTCTGACATGAAAAACCTCAAGTCACTTCTAAATTTCAGGACACTTTCCCTTGGTACTGAGACACTGGTATCGGGTGCAGGTGCCCAGTCGGCCGTTATTCTCTTTAGACTTTCAGATCCGCACCACAGTTGGCTTTCCAATCTGTTTCCGGTTAACATTACGGTCGACGGCAAAATTTACCCCTCTGTAGAACATTACTATCAGACTCAAAAGTGTGTTGCGAACGGTTACTCACTTCCTTTCACGGACGCTAACACTCCTACAGAGGTCATGTTCCTAACCAAAGAACTTTTCCACAACAAATTCTACCCTAAATGGGTAAACTCAAAAGAACATTTTATGCGTAAGGCTCTTTTGGCAAAATTCACCACCGAGCCATTCATGTCCCAGCTTTACAAAACGCTGGGTTATGAGCTCCGTGAAAACACACAGGATCCACTTTGGGGCGGCAAGAATAATTTGTGCGGCCGCCTGATTATGGAGGTTAGGGATACCATTTTTGGTGCTAGTAATTAGCTTGTAAATATTGGTGCAATCGACTATATCTTTCTACGTTATTGATTGTATTAATGTTATTCCGTTCGCGTTCGTTTTGCTCTTTGTGTCATCGACCTTTGCCGTGTGTGTGCGGAACTTTCCTCTCATCTGCTGACATGTCCTGGATACATGTTTCGGGTGATTCCATCCTCAAAATTCTGGTACTGATCCTTACGCTCCTGGCCATTCCCTCTGAAGCTGTGGCAGCTATTGCTGATAACCGCAGTGCGCTCATTCACGATAAGATTCAAATCGACATCAAATGGGACGGTACCGTCGTAATTTCCTCTGATTCCGGGAGTGTTGACTACTCGTTTGTGCGACCAGGCTTCGTAGGCGTTGCTGGTTGTTGTGACATCCATGAATACTTTGAGTCCGCGCAGGTGACAACTACATACGCTGTTGTCAAGATCAACAATGAGCGTTACTGCGACGGAGCTCTTTGTGAGGCAAATAACCAAATGACGCTCTTTAGGAGTGTTGTCTCAATTCTCGGGGTGTTTGTTGCCCTTGTTGGCATCCTTCTTAGCCTCAGGTGCTTCTGTACATCACAGAAGACCAAGGTTACCACCTCGACTGACTCGAAAAATTCCAACATGCTCGTCTTCACGCAGAAAGCATACAAGTCTCTGCCTTCGTCTGACCCTCTGGTGCCTGCCGCAACTGAGAATGATGCCGATGAAGTTGATGAGTTTGATTTAAACTGCCAAGGGCGGGTTCCACCAACGCCAGAACCCGCCCGTCGAATGCAAAGAAGTATATTGCACGTACCTACGTCAGCTTGCTCAAGTACATCATGGCTGAAGGTTTCCCTACTAGGGTTGCTATTGTGCTACTCGACGGTGAGTTCAATGTCTCCAGTTATGACGAATACGGGTTCCTCGAGCGATACCGATTTTTCAGAGCTCGCCATTGCCAACTTTCCGTCCTTGGCCGAAATACTTGCTGCTCGTTTGGTTCGTACTGGGCACCGTTCAGGTGTCAACATCACTGCGCCTGCCTTTGCTACCAAAAGTGTGTACAGGCATACCCTCCTCGGATCTTCAAAAATCCAGTCACCGTCCTACCAGACAAACTCTTTCAATACGACGCGCGAGGAAAATCCAGCGATGAACATATTGCTAAACGGCTTGCTGCAGAATCGGAGGATATCTGAATCACAGCAGCGTCGTCACCGCCGTCAATCAGGTACATCAAGGACAACAACACCGAATATCAATGATTTCGGTGGGCAAAGCGCTGTTGACACAGGCATTATTCTGGTCACACAAACATCAATCATGATCTCTTCTGACACTGGCAAATACTACACAGTCAAATTTGGTAACTGTCCAGTTACATACTGTACTGGTATCCTCTGCTCAGGTCGGTCTCCTTCGGTTTATTCAGTTACAACACCTGCGGCCTCGCGGCTCTACATCTACTCGTTCGTGGCGTGCTTCGGTAGTAGCCCGAATGTGGTCATTACCACTGCTACTAACAGGTACTTGATCATGCCGACCACGGGTGCTAACATGATCGCTATGGCTGCTTTCCCAATCAACCCATCTTTTCCAGTCTACACATTGACAACAACACCAGTTGCGTTGGGGGCAATTTCATACATAAATTACGGTGGCACAGTCATGCTTACGTTGCCTTCCAGGACATCAGCAATAGACGGTACATACTACTTCCGGACTGCTATTTCACAACGCTGTCACACCATTGTTTACGCTGGTGGCACACTTTTTGCTTCTTCAGTTGCACAGATTTACAATATTTCCAATGTTGATGCCTTCTACGTAGGTGAATCTGTGTTTGGCTCTAACACTGCATGCCCTGGTGCAAATCCTGCAACTTTTGTTGAACACACTCATGCACTGAGTCAATGTTTGATTGGTTCACCTGTTGGGTTTTTCCGCGATGTTGGCTATACATTTCAGGCCGTTATTGCTGGCAAACCACTCTGTTCTGTCTACCCGGTTGCAATCACCACCACAGGTTACACATCAAAACTCTACGACTGCCTTACCTATCTTCAAGTTAGCTCAACAGTAAAGTCATTCCTCAAAAGTGTTCTCACTACTGACCTGTGCGATTGTATCAAGCAAGCCACCGGGGCAAGCTTTCTCGCTTTTATGCCATTGACAACCAATGGTAGTTTGGGTGTCGGAACATGCTATGTTGGTGTTTCCATGGGCTCACCAGATGTGCTACCTGGTGTGCCTGTCTATCAAGGGTCCAACACAGGGCTCGTTAGCGCTACTTGTGCATGTACCGTCACATTCCTTTCAACAGCAGCACCGCCATTGCCAACTAGGTCGTGTTACAGCTTGAACCACACCATGCCAACTACTGCTGTGACTGTGATTGGCAATGCCTATCCGAACAGTTTGATCTGTGAATGCTTCACAAAACCTGAAATGGCAAATAATGTTCTGGTTTCCTTCAGACACAGCGGTCAACCCATAGGTACCTGTCGGTATTATGTGGCAGTTAGTGGTGCCGCGTATTTCCCTCAGAGTGATGAGTACATATTCTCAGTTTCAACGTACACAACCACTGCAACGCAGTGTCCTTGTGACTTCAGGCTTTTGCCAACAACGCCAGCCAGTACAACACGCCTGACACCAACCATTCCGCCAATTAATAGTTGCCCACAATATATTCAAGTCTCTGGCACTGCTAACCGGTTAACATCGTCTTATGTAACCTCTGTTTGTGACTGTGCAGCGCTCGGTGGCCATTCAGAATATTTGGCATACATGCAGTTAAACATTACTACGGGTGTATGTATCACTGTTTCTAACGTTGTGGTGTCACCGTTTACTGATCCTAGTTTCATGCTTCTCTATCTGCTTCAAAATGTTTCTCAAACTGGTCCGTGCAGTTGTGGTCTCATTGGCCTGCTTTCCACCACAACACCAACAACAACCGTACCTACAACTCAAACAACCACAACCCGAGCTCCCAATGTCTGCCAGCTGTACGACGAAGTTCTTGCGACATTCAATGTCGTGTCGGCTGCAAATGTGAATTCAATATGTCAGTGTGCAGCGCTCAACTCTCGTCAGTATTTCGCATTCTCTCAAATTGATGAGTTCAATGGGTTGTGCTACGAAATCACTATCGTTACACTTGGGGTCAGAAGTACTGGCCCAAAGGTTTTCTCGCGAATCAACACCATCACGCAGGCTGCTGCATGTCCGTGTGGAATTGGACAACTGCTGCCTAGCACACTACCGAGTACAACTACCACCACAACTACAACCACCACCACGACAACCACCACAATGCCGACAACAACACCTTCCACGACGCCGATGCCCAAGCTGTGTTACGCATATCGTGAGGTTGCTTCAGCTAATGTCATGTATCAGCTAAGTATTCCTGAAGTTGTTACCGACGTTTGTGCATGTGCTCGTCTCGTTGGTGGAAGTGGCTTTGCCTACATCCAAACCACAATTGCTTCGGGCACCTGTTACCGACCATCAGTGCCTGGTGCTGCTGTTCTACCTGGTGCCCGGTTCTTTGAGACAGGACCATCGTCATTGCAGCACGTATGTGCATGCCAAATTGACCTGCTTCCAGGAACACAGCCACCCAGTGTTGCCCCTACAACAGCCGGCACTACAACTACGCCTGCCACAACAACGACTCCGGTTCCGATTCGTTCATACCGGTTTATTCAACGTGTCGATGGCTTTGCACTCTCAAGAGCTGCTTCACTCGCCATCTCTGACTTTTGCGAATGTGTGTCATTCTGTGTCAGTTCTGCGTGTACGCACTTTTCATTCACAGGACTTCAGTGTCAGGTTCAGTTCGGTGGCTCACTTAACATTGCTGCTGGAGCGGTTTCCTACTCTAGGACTACCAACCCAACAGGTTGTGGGTTTGCTGATTGTACCTGTGGTAACCTCAGCCCACCGCCCACTGTTCCACCACCTGTTGGAGTTTCGACCACACCGTCTGTGCCTCCGATAGTGCAAACCACACAGTTCTTCGGTCTTCCGCCACAACTGTACAAAAACAGATCACCTAGTGCTGTTTCAACTGACTACTCCGTGGTTCAAGGTGGGCAACGCTACACCAACTATAATAACATTCATGTCGTACAACCGGGCTATGTCTATGGTGCAAGATCCAAACGGCAGGCCTGCGACCCTGTTCCTGAACAGGTCCTTCTCCTGGAATACAACGAAGTTCGTTGTCAGGGTGAAGCATTCGACGGTTTCGTTATTTTTCCACGTGGTTGTCTCATTGGAACTAGTTTCTGGATGATGCGCATCCAAGCTAAAGTAATGCTTGAGATTGACCGTGTCGCAATTAACAACTTGCACTCAGTCGCTTTTGTCAAATATAATGGCTACAGCTGTACAAATCGAAAGAAGAGGTCAGTAGATGTCCACCACCGGTCAAGAAGAGGTGTCTTTGTTAACTTTGACGGTCAAGTCAGTGATGGATCAGTTTACAGTGTCGTTGACGGTGTTCCTGCGTATGTCTGTGCGTCTGTCGTGAATTGCACCTCGTATGCTAACAACAATTTTGGTCAGTTCCAGCTTGTGAACACTGACGACCCCTCCAAGCTCGTTGTTGAAGTGGCATCCTATGATGCTAAGTCACTCAATTTCGTTCGTGTCGCCTTAAATGGTCGTGTTCATTCGAAGGTTCTGGCCTTCTACATCACACCTGTCGCAAACGCCACTGCTGACTGCGTTGCTGTCTCCAACTACCTGGCCGATGTCTACATCACGTTCATGGCTTCAACTACCACAACTGCATTTTACTCTGTCAAAAACAACACAGTTTTCCGCTGCCTACCTGGCGTTGGCGCTCCGCTGCAAACTGACCTCTACTACTATTCGAGGACTCCTGCAGGCCAAGCCTATTACACAGATGGGTACGTGGTTTCCACAAACAACAATTTCTTCCTTGAGGCATCCAATTCAATTGCGCCTGTTCTTGACGCATCTGCTCCCTTCCCAGGTGAGCATTTCTATGCACTCGTTGGTACTTTCCATAAATCAGTGTCACTCTCGTATTTCAAAAGCGAGGGTAGACTTTCAACCAGTGTTGGCGATTTGGCAATGGCCACCTGGCATGGACTCAACACAACAGTTGATGGTAAATTCCTGACATTCAACATCACACAACCGATCTGTCTCTCGCCGTACTTTGTTGAAAATGACGTTTTCTTCATCTCACCGCACACAATTGTGCACAACGGTTCGTTGGCTTATTGCTATAGCTATTCGGCCAATGTTGAGAATGTCATCTTCAAAATGCCGGCAAACGCTCCATACTATCTCGGATATGTCGGACAATTTAATGCCTACATTCCATATGGTGAACAACTCTTTTCCTCCCTGCACACAATGGTTGTTGTGCCAACAGAGGAACGATGTCGCCTTATGCGTGAAGGTGTTAAAGTGCTTGGTGCTGCAAACGGCAAAACAGTCGTGCAAGCAGAAACAAATTACATCTCTCAGGTGTGCCTCCGTGACGCACTTGATCCAAAGTACGCAACGTTGTACAAACCGACCAACTACTCAACTGCTAATTCACGGTACTACTCAGAAGGTAACCCGACCACTTCCATCATCGGTGTTGCCCCAATGGAACTCACAACAGGCGGACACCGTTTTGATCGTGTTGCCCAACTTGGTGTTTGCAATGCTACCGTCCATGACGGTTGCTACATGTTTGGTGATGCTCACCTTACACTTGCAGACAACTTTGCGGCAACCGGTGCTCGTGACGTCTCATACACTGGCTCTTCTCGTCGTTTACGACGTGCTGTTGACCTTGGATCATCCGATTCGGCACCAGTGTCCACTTACACTACACTTAAAGGCGAAGTTGCCTGTGCCAGTAGTTCATTGGCAGAGTGGGTTTGGTGTCGTAACAAAGGTGTGATTCTTGGTGTTATCATTGGGGTTCTTGTTGTTGCTGCTATTCTAATAGCATTGATTTGCTTCTGTCGTCACCCTCGTTTTAGTGTTAGGCGCCGCATGGCCCAACGGTTCATGCAGTTCAGTTATCAAAGACTGGCACAAAAGGTGTTCGAAGGTGATAATGAGGTCATTTCCAAGTTGAAGAAAATCAAGAAAATGCCATCTGATCAACGTGTCAAATACTACAAACATCTCGACGACTCTGTTGAGGTTGAACCGGCTGTTCTCAGAACTCTTCCCGATCGTGTCTACAAAGTCAGTGCTGATCCGCTGATGGTGACCAGTGCCTCAAAAAGCATTGTCGTCTTCATGCTCATTCTCTGTTTGCCATACGCTTTCCCTGAATGTGTCTTCCCTGCTGTGATTCCTGAAACTCCAGCTTCATTCTCAACCAAGGCGAAATTGGCCGAGGCGATGTACCTAGACTCCAAAGTCATCTATTCACCCACAGTTGACTACTCCAAAACATACGATGATGTCTTCCACGCTGAGTCATTCACCACTGCTGTGGGTAATGACGCTGTTTCAGTGAAAGGTGGTGAGGTTAAATGTGTCGGTTCAGAGTGTCATTGTGCTGTTAACTCTGATATTGGCCTCGTCCGACTCATCCCTGGATCACTGATTCAATTCATTTCAGACTGTGACGGTGCAACCGCTCCAGCTACCGTCAGAATTTCCACAATTTTTGCTCACTATGATGCTCAGTACGAGTATTCTACAGCGGACTATGTTTGGGAGTCGTTCCAGGACTATGCCTGTACTGGTGACTGTAATGACAGAGATTGTCTTCCAAACATAAGACCTACTGACGCACAGTGCACAGTCTACAATCACAAGCTGTTGCAACCTATGTCAAACTCTCTCTCCACGTGCTGCTATTCTGTCAATGAAGGCTACGTGTTCGCTGCTGCGCGTGTTCTAGCTAAGGCCACACGTGTCGCTCACATCTATACACTTCGGTTGCGTTCAGTCTCAGCTGTCGTGTCAGTTCAAGACCTTGCAGGTGTTAAGTCGTACGGTACTGACCAGTCTAATCCTGTTGTGCAAATTGCACTAGGTTCCGTTTCGCCGCCAACCAACATTCGTGTTGCCACCTACTATAAAGAAGGCGTGTTCGTAAAACTCGCTACCGGCAACTTTGCACCTGCTCAATCACCGAACTGGGGAAATGTTGGGGACATTCAGTTCTCGGTCACGGACGGAGGAATCAAACGTATCTTCGGATCTCAGACTCCTGGGTTCACCTGGGGACCACATGAATATTGGGGTTGCGCAGTTCCAGCCTGGTGTCCTCACACAGCCAATTGGTTTGGCTCTGGTACCAGAACATCTTCTGCGTTATACCTGATGGACAATGATGTAAACTATCCTAGGTTCCAAGATATGGATGGTGGTCTTCGCGTCCGCTCATTCAAAGAATCAACAACTGATGGCAGTATGTCACTTGCCATAACAACTGAGTTCCTGCCTGTCACTGCTAGTGCTGTTGTAGGTTTCCACGGCAATGTGAAGATTCAAAGTAATCTAGCCAAATGGAAGTCAGTCGTAACGTCAGTCGTTCTCGACCGCTGCACCTTCACAATTGCAAGTAACATCAACAGTAACTGCACAATGACTGTGCTCATGAAAGGCCAGGAATCATTCCAAGTGACCGTCAAGACAAAGGATAATACTCAGACCCAGATCCAACAAGTTTTGCTGATCACACCGTCACAGCAGCAGTACACAATCCGCGCGCTATCATTGGAGAAAGCCGTCGAAGTAGGACTGGGACTGTACTCAAACTCGGAGCTTCTCGTCGAATTGTCAACTAAGGCAGTGGTTTATAGAACCAGGCCTGTCATCGATATGTCCAATGTCACACTGGACACAACAATCACGTCGTTTGTGCATGGTGCACCAACTGATCCGTCAAACATCTCCAACGTCTCATTGTACGTTGTCATTGCAGTGGTCATTGCCGCTGTTGTCATTCACATTGTCATCTTGTTCTGTTGCTGTTGCAAACGCTACTGCATGAGGTTCGATTACATTTAGTTTAGTGTACAATATTGCTGCAATCGTTCATATACATTGTTAGTATTCAAACAAATTCGCTTAGCTTTAACATGTACCAATCTAGATCTCGTGGATCCGCTGGCGGCGCTCGTGGTAGAGGAGGCCGTGGCGGATCTAGGCAAAACGGTGGCGAACCGCTCGTAGGTGCTGGCGCTTTAACCACCAAACAACTTGAGAATGCCTTCCTCCAAAAGAAAAAGGAGGCTGACTCAGCAGAAAAATTTCTCACAGACCGTGCCACTAAAATGCACACTGACATGGTCAACCAGAAAATTGAGGCAATTAGGACACATTATAGTGGAGTTCAAGAGGCTGCTGCCATTTTCCTTACTTCACTTCTAAAATCTGCTGCCCCTCGACCCAAAATCGTTGCTATCCACCCACAACTTATGTTGGAGAACAACAAATTCAAAACAATTTGTGACATTACCTTCCGGTTCAACACCTTCACAATCATGTCCGAAGCCACCTACGGTGGAGAGTGCCCGTTCCTACAACCGCTCCCTCGTGACGAACGTCTGCTCATGGATTTAACTCGTGGTTCCACTATCCTATCCTGGGTACCTTATCTCAAAAATTACATTGACCGCATGCAGGACGACTCAAATACTTACGACATTGCTAGTGACGAGGATTTTCTGATTACCAAACTTACTCGTAATGTTGCTAAGGTTACGCTTGCTGAAGCGGCAACCACCAATATGGCGCAGGCCGTTAGTCGTCCTTTTGCTGTCAAGACTGTTGATGTGGCAGTGTTTTCTGCTGATCCTTCTACATCATCTGCCGACCCCGGACTCGTTAGTAAAATTCTAATGTCGGGTATGACCTTCCCGTCTTCATCTTCTTCGACAGCGTCCAAAGGTGCAACACCCAAGAGTTCATTAACCACGCCAATGTTTCCAAAGACGGCTGCCGACATTCATCCAAAATACTCTGTTGAGGATGCCTCTGACATCAGTCTTTCGTCCACTACACCGGACGACTATCTTGCGTATTTTTCTGGCAGGCTTTCCACCGATGACAAGCTTGCCTTCAAGAACGTGGTTCCCCTTACGGGTGCTGATGTTTTCGCTAAACTTATTTTTCAGTACCCTGGTCGTCTTTCACCGTAACAACCGCCAGCACCTAGTAACTTCTTAGTGCCTAAACAAAACACGTTACTCTGTAAATAACTTTTTACTTCGTATCGTTTAATTAATTAATTCGTCGCTAAACAGTTAAACAAACAACCTACAAACATCGACTGGTAGTTTTTACCTTACTATATTGTTTTAACTTCGTGTATTTAGCCACACTTAACTTCTACTTGTAGTAATAGTTATTTTATTTTATCGCCTCGTTATTTTATATCGTCGCTAAACATCAGCTCTGTTTACCCTAACCTGGTAAACTAGCATATATAATCAGACAACTTGCGCCTCATTACCCGATCCAACTGTATGGCTCTCGGTGGCAGCATTATTGGTAGCGTAGTATTTTCGCCTCGCCTTACCTTATATCGTCGCGTAACCTAATGTTCACTCCCTAGTGTTCATTCAGTTGGTTACAAAGGCTCTTTAAGCCTCTAAATTGTGTAACGCGTTGGTTCAGTTTATCTGTAACCAGTTACCAAACAATCGGCACATAATTCTCCTCATTCAATAGAATTTATAACATGTATGCTATGCGAGATTTGCACTGTACCAACCCGTCAGAATTGGCGCGTTAGGTCGTTACGTCTCACCAGGACGAGTAGTCCGCCCAAAAGCTAGCATAAGAAACTACATCGGCATAATACTGCTGATCAACCCTCCAACCCACACATGTTATACTGAGGTTTTTGTCATTTTATGACTTTTTCTCCTCTAAACCGTGCCGAATTTGGGAAGTTGCTCACAGAGTGTTAC